TTCATGTTAAAACCATACTCAAAGCGAAACACAAAAAAGAAGTTAAAACCTTGTAATTCTTTTAATATGCGCAAAATAGGCTTAACATTGATTTATTATAAAGACAGTCATATTATATCAATCCCCTATCAAATTATTCTATTTATAACTGTAAATCAAAGCGTACTGTCTCCTTTTGCCTCCAATCACCACTCCCATAAATTATAACTCACCCCAATCCCAACATAAGGGGTTGCCTTATTCCCAGAAAAACCGTATCCGGCCTGCACACCCAGCCCGAACCGTTTCCGCTTTGCCCGCTCTCTGATGAACATCGTGCGCGTTTTACTGTACACCTCTATACTATCCAGCTTGGCTCGGTATCCTGACACATAAGCCGTATAAAGGCTGTCTTTGTAGATTTTCTGCGTAATAGGCAAATACACCGTGTCCCGAACCGTATCACCCGGTACAGGTACGGGAACAACGAACGGGAACGAATCCACAACGCTTTCATAAACCGGAACGGGAACTGTATCCCGGATTGTATCAATACGATTTGTAATGATCGTATCTCTGACCACTTCACCCGATACGTGTTCCACCCTTGCAGGACGGAACTCGATAAACAGGATAAGAACAACTATGATAATGTAAGGCAAATATTTCATGGCCGTATGATTACAGGTTTCATAAAGTTAGAGAACTCCTTCCGTACATCAAAACAAGGACAAGCCTTGATATACTCAAACGGTTCTACCTCTCCGTCATCATTCAGGTCGGGCGATGTATCCCGATGTCCGAGCACTTCGATGATAGGATACTCTTTACAAAGCTTTGCAACCAAGTTACGAAGTGAGACTTTCTGCCAGTCGGTCCGGGTATCGGCAGGTTTCCCGTTAGCATCCAATCCTCCAATGTAGCAGATACCGATACTGTGCTTGTTGTAACTCACACCGCTAAATCCCTTGGTGTTACAGTGTGCTCCGTCTACAGATAGAGGACGTCCATTCTCGACAGTCCCATCGAGGTCTACTACAAAATTGTACCCGATCTGGTTAAAACCTCTCTGTTTGTGCATCCGGTCAATGTCCTTTGCACGTAGATCCTGCCCAGCTTTTGTAGCCGAGCAATGGATAATAATAGAATCAATCACTTTCATTTCACTTCTTCCTTAATTTAATCAATAATCACTTGGTGGGACCCGATTTGAACATCCACGAACATCACACCGTTTCATTTCCGCCTCTTTCAACTTTAATTCGACTTCATGCCGTTTATGTATCTCTTCTAAATGAGCTGACTGTTCCTGACGGAGCTCTACATACAAAGAATCAATCTTCATGTCACGTTCAGACATGCGCTTCTCAAGCCAATCCACCTGTTTCCGTTCATTTTCGTTCTCCATGCTATCAACTGATGCATCCTCTTTACGGGCATTCGTTTTCCGGTTGACCCAGAAAGAGATCGCCCAGGTAATCGTAGAACTGCCACCAATCGCTCCTAATATCGCTAACCAGTCATTTAATCCCATTTCCTTCTTTTATTAAATTTATAATAGTATATTTGAAACGTTTTTTAAAGATTTAGTTCATCCGCCCAGCCTGTGAAGGTAGGACGGATTTTTATTTACCCCTTGATAATCTCAACCAGGTTCAGGCAGGGCCGATAATTTGCCGGAATCGTATTGTAATACTCGATATCCAGTGAACCGTCTGCCGGAACCACCACACCGCTAATTTCAACGAACTGACTGGCATTGTTAGCCGGGTCATAACCAAGGGTCTGTATCACTCCGTTGGCGATATAGAAGCATTTATCCCAATTTGCCTGAGTTACCTCGTTACCACCACTTGTAGAGGCAAGAATCCGGACAAGGTAGCTACCTTGGGGTAACCCCGTAAAGCGGAACATTACACGGCTGTCGGGCGTATTAATCCGCTGAGAGGTCAGGCACTTCTTGTAATAGATAGCCGGATAAACGCCATCGGCCGTAGCGCCGGCGAACTCGTTGACTCCCTGTTGGTAAGTAATACCATTATCCGGATACAAGTGCTTGGCGATGTAATACCCTACCAAACCGCCGGAGGTATCCTTCAATGGCGTATTATCATAACCCGCATACCGGTTTGAGGCGATATAGTTGATGATCTCACCATTAACGGTCGGATAGTTCGCGTCCGAAGGATACGGATTCTTCCGGTCGGCGGAGAAGGAAACGACCAGTTTCACGGCATTCGGGTCTTTCAGACTGATGGAAGCGGATATCACTGCAGAAGCATCCCCGGAGATTGATCTCAATTGGGCATACAACGTCTTCGATCCGAATGAAGTATCATCAAGCGCATAAGGGACGGTACCCTCGCCATATGTTGTCCAGTTTACACCGCTCAGGTCAGCGGACGTACCGATCCGGTAATGGGTAGCGATGCCGGTATAGTCGAAAGCGACCGTCACGTTCTTGTCCGTCGTAGTCGAAGCTCCATTATTGATAGAGATACTATTCAGCACCAATGCCGGAGGTGCGAAACGGATCGTGTCATTCAGTACATTAGATTCTCCAAAAGCGTTCTTCACCTTGAAATAAACGGTGTGTTCGCCAAACGTCCGGGACAAATTGAACGAAACGGATGATCCGGTAAGTTCCTGCCAACCGGCACCGGCAAAAACGGAACTCTCAGAGATCATATAGTGCGTGGCATGTGCAGGACGGGAGAAAGTACAAGTAACCACATCCGACTCAGTCTCTTCAGCGCCATTGTTGATGACGAACGACGTCAATACCGGAGGAGCGGTCACCGCGGCAATCCTTTCCGTAAACGGGGCACGCAGCGCGGGTTTTAAACGTTGTATGAAATACTCCGCATCCGCCTTGTTTACAGCGATCGGTTCGTTCTCGAACTTTGTCACATACTTCTCCGCCCGGGCGGAAAGCGTCATATCCATGTTTACGTTAATCATAAAATAATCGTTTTTAAATCCGTAACTCAGACCCTGAACGTTGGAACTTTCAGTCACATTTCCGGAACTCAGGCCGCTGACCAGCAGCGTCAGTTCGTTCCAGTTGAAATCTTCCAGCTTCGGGATATGCAGGTTGATCCGGAGCCGGTCACCCACAACAAAATGCTCGATAGCCGTTACGGCACAGAGCCCTTTGTATTGAGCCACTTCCTCACAGGTGGCAAACCACATATCGTCCGTACCACTCTCTCCGTACGTATCACAAAGCCAGTCAAAAAAGCCGGATACGGCCGGCCAGGTTTTCGAAGACTCGGCCACATTCTTGTTACGATCCACACCGTGACAGCCGAACTCGCCGTACATACCGTCACCGATATTACCAAGCGTCTTCAAGAAATCACTCTTATAAGTATCCAAAGAGGCTTTCTCCAAAAAGTAACGGCCACATTTTATCTTATTTACATTCAGTGACTCGTTCCTCAGATTGGTGAATTCCAACTGCCCGCTGGTAATCATTCGGATACCGTCAAGCATCTCACCGGCAGTTATGTATGTGCTATCGTTGCCGGGCTGGGTAATAACCATCAGGTTACGTCCGATACGGGCCTTTACATATCGGTTGGCAGCGGCAACACCATTGATGATATTTTCCACCGTTCCTCCGGTATGGTCCGGTTCAGTATTGTCAAATGCAGGATCACGCACATCATGTATGCTCATGCCACCGTCGAAGTCAAGCATCTCCTCAATCTCCGGCCATAGCAGGTAAGGGTATTTCGTTCCGCCGGCATTATCAAAATTATTTGTATTCAGGTTATACCAGTTAGATGTGTTAATGGTGAAACGGCGGACCATACCACAGCCATCCGTATAAGTCAGCGCACGGGGAGCATATTCACCCGTAATATGCGGATTCAGATTACCATTTACATCGTACATATGAAAGTACTCTGTATTATCGATCCATTGCCCATTAAAGTATTTGAATAGAATACTCCAGGCCGACACATGCGTGTCATCCGAGGTCACCCCATAGGCGAAACGCTTGTTATATTTAAGAGGAGCGAAAGCAACGGCAAGCTGTGACGTGTCCGTTCCGGCCGGAAGAGTGACATCCAGCGTCACATCATCATATTGAAGGATGACATAATCGATCGTATCAACCTTGGTTGCCGATTCGGTAAGGTGATCCTTCACTTGAAGGTAGACTGTTTTCTGCCCGGCACCGTCAGAAAGCGTATAAGGGACCGAAGCGGGATTATCAGCCGGCCAGGTGATCCAGTTTACACCGGACAGGTCAGAGGTTTCCCCGGCACGGTAATGGGTAGGACGACCATCACGCTCGATGAATACCTGGACGGAACGGGAATAAGTCTTTGCAGCGTCCTCGTTGACGTATATGTTCTTCAGGACAAGTGGAACATACGGGTCCCGGTAAGTAATAGAGATATCACGGATGTTGCTTTCGTACAGATCGTTTTTCACCTGTATATTCAGTACCCGATCACCGAAACTTCCGACAAGATGATAAGGAATCAACATCGTACCGGTGTCGGGTATCTCTTCCCACGCTACAGACTCCAGCTCCTCCTGTGCACCTTCACCAACACGGTAATGGGTGGCAAGGCCGATGCAGTTCAGGTAGAGTTCGATATCGGCGTCCGTCACGACACCGTCGGGATATGCAGGGATGGTTACGGCACGTAACCAGACGTCTTTGTTTGCCGGTTCACTGCTACTGGCATACTCCTCTATGTACATGAAATTGAAGTAGGTGTTTCCGCCCCTCTCCTCACGAAGGGTCAGGAAGTCTACATTCAGTTCTCCGGCAGCGTCCGGAGCGGCATCCTCGATTACCATGAACGAACTCCCGTTATTGGCCGTTTCTACGGTATTTGAATAGGTACCGTTAATCTTGATGCGGGCCGGCTGGTCCGCCTGCGTATCGTTGTACTTATTGAAAGACCCGAACACCCGGAAAGTATATTTATGTTCCGGGTTCAAGCCGGAAAACTTCAGGCGGGAGACAATGTTCTCCGTTACAAGGGCGCTGTAATCAAGCGCCCAGCTACTTTTATAAACAGCTTCTTCCACATCCGGCAGGGTACAGGTACCGTTGCTGTTGCTCGTACCGCCCCATTTGTAGACACCTTCGTTTACCGATTCGACAGCTACAGGCAATGTACGGCCGTAAGTGTCTTTCAGGGCAGGCATTTTATCACGTACCGGAGAAGTGTTCTCGGAGATGACAGCTATGAAGTTATTCCAATATTCGTCCTGGGGAGCCGTGCTGTTACTGTCGCACAGGTTCAGTTTGAACGTAGCTTGCAGGTTAGTGAAATTGCCGATATTGTTTGCAACACGCAGGCTGAACGGTTCAAGGGCGACACCGTAAATCGAAGTGAGCGCATGGGTATCCGGACGGGCGTACGACAGACGGATATCCGTTTTCCGGTCATAGTCTGAAAGGGTATCCTGGTTGATATACAGGATTATGTTTTTCGGATTTTCCGGATCGGACAGCAGGTTGCGGACCAGCCGGGGAGCGTCATCCTCAGACAGCGTGAAGGCATCCTTTACGGAAGCATCGGCAGCGGACATGGGAAGGTCAAAAGTAACTGTAATCTTACTGCCTAACTTATCGGTATGGATATCCGAAACCACCGGGGCGCTCTGTTCGGCGGTCAGGGTGGTGACAAGTAATTCAGGAGTATATTCGCTCGTCCCGTTAAGGGCGAATACACGCATACGGTAGGTATAAGACACGCCGGGAAGCAGGCCGGTATCTGTAAACACGCGGGCTGCAAGGTCTTCGACCTTCCCGACAAGCGTATAGCTTCCGTCCACGCCGGAACGGTAAAGGGCAAACATGACGAAATCGGCAAGCGCTCCGGCGGGATAGTCCCAGGAGAGGGTGATGGTAGTGGCTGTCCTACCCTCGCTACGAAGATTTTCCGGTGTGGCGATTAGCGGATAGGTCCGGGCGAAAGCCGAGTCGCTCAATGCTCCCTGACGACTTCCGCTGACCGCTCGAATCTTGAAGTAATAACCGGTATCGGCGTCCAGACCGCTCAGGACAGCGACGTTTTCAACGCCGGCATCTACCGTTTTAAGCAGCGAGTAACCGGCAGACTCTGATTTTGAAGAGAAAATTTCATAGGCGGTATCTTCCCCGTTCCCGTTATTCCAGAAGATTTTAACGGTACCGGCATTGATAGTAACAGCTTTGACATCCGTCACCCGGCTACGGTAATCCGGTTCGGGAATACCGTCAAAAAAGTAGTAGGCCGGAAACTCCGTAACGTTATCAATGAAGGCATTCCCGGTCAGCTCCATGACCGTCTCGTCACCACTGGTACCATGGCGTCCCTCTCCGGTGTATTCGATATAATCACAGACAGCATTTACCTGACGCCAGGCAAGGGCTACATTACCTTTCATGCCCCATTTGGGTTCGCCATTAGGTAACTCCGGATCAGCCGGGTCTATCCATTCGTACTCCTGAGCGGACGGTTTCAGAAGGTGTTTGGTGACATTGGCGCCGACCGGGCCGCAGATCGGGAAATAGGGATTCTCCTCAGGCGTGGGAAGTACATACACTTCATCGCCTTCCTGCGGATTCTCCGGATAATCAGCCGGACCCTGGGCGAAAGATTCATAGGTATTGCCGAATTTGCTATTTTGAATCACCCATTTCCCATTGACATATCTTTCCCTCCGGGTGGTCGGGAATCCGGTGCGGGGCTCGTCAAACTCAAGATTTGCCGGAAGATTCTCAGGGTTGGGAATCTCGGGACAATAGGTAGTCACCCGGGTTACGGAAGAGGAACCGTCCGGAAGAGGTACTTTCACGTTAGGGACGCCCGTATTCTGATCATCATTCAAATAGATCACATAAGCCCCTTTATCCTCTCCTTTTTTACGGAAGCACATCACGATGATGCGGGAATCAGCATCCAGATACTTCTGACCGGTATAGACATAACCCTTCAAGCGGTTGCGGAAAGTGGCAATGTACCAGAAAGAACGGGTGATAGGATATCCGCCGCACCACAAGAGGGAGTTGAAGATACCGGTCGTGGCGAAACCGCCACGGTCATAACCGTGCATGTATTTCTTTATCGCCTCCACCTTTGCACCCGGAGCCTGATCCGTACAATCATTCCAGTGAAACATCTCGAAGCCGGCACCCCCTTCATACTGCCCGTTTCCGAAATAGCTGTCCATCTCGATCGCGTAGCAATTGCAGGAGCCGATACCCAGGCGCATCATGGTCAGCGCGGCACGCAGTATCCAAGCGCCTTTCACTTCACTGCGGTGACGGTCCGGAATCAGCCAGGAGCCGATATATCTGCCGGGCTGGGAATAACATTGGTACTGGCTCTGGGTATTCTCGCCGCCGGACTCGCCATAGCCGAACTCCGTGATCCAGATTTCCAGATCCGGAAGGTAACGGTTACGGAAGTCAACGATTTGACTCAGTCCGTCGCCCATGGCGCCTTTCCAAGTGAGTATCTCTTCCAGGGTGACAGCTTTGCAGGGGTTCTGGACCAGATGCCCGGGTTTCCACTTATCTGAGAAATAAGTATGCACGTTCAGCACGTCTGCCGGAAACTTCCCGTCCGGACGGTTCTCTTTCCCCCAGAGATACATCTCCTTGAAATACCCGGGATTGATTTGTGCCATACCCGGAACGATGACAAGCGTCTGGGGAGATACCCCCTTGATACCGGGGATCGGATTACCTTCTTCATCCATAATCGTGCCGCAATGCCCGTCATACACGGCACTCAGCCAGGCGGCAAGCTCCTGCGGCTGGGCAATGGTCAGCCATCCTTTCCAGGTACCGTCCTCCTCGTTGCCGGGCTCCTGACCGGACAGCAGGTCGAGATTAACCGATACCTCTGGATCATTGGAAGGGAAGATCTTGAGATCAGACAAATCAGACTGCCCATGGCCGAAAACAGCGGCAAGGTGGTGATAGAGTTTCGTAACTGTTTTATAATTGTCAGGATTCATCGTCTGTGCAAAATACCGCTCGTATCCACGCAATCCTTTGGAAGGCAGGGGACGCCAGCTCTCCGGAAGCCAGTAAGCGTCCAGGGGTTTGACGCTCTGACGACTACCGTCGGCATTCTTATAAAATAGCATGTCGGGCCAGCCGGAGGAAGCGATGAAAGGTTTGAGACCGTGGCGTTCATAAGTATGATGAAGATGGGGGATGAAATTCTCGCCGGTACCATTGTTGCCGCTTACCCAGGGGACTTGGTTGGCCCGTATCGCTACATCGGCCACACGGCGGACCGGATTTTCGGTCAGGTTAGGAAGGAAATGGCCGATGGAACCGAACAGCCTGACGTGTTTCCCGCTGCAAAGGGACATGATCCGGCCTTGCTGATAGAACCAGCCCACCACGTTGAAGAAGTCGTCCACCGTACGTCGTTCCAACCGATGACGTACCGGAGGAAGAAGCGAGGCGGGCTTATCTGTCGTTTTCCGGCCATAGACCATCAGCCGGCTGATAAAGCCGATATTGTTACCGATCGCCTGCGTGGGGATAAATTCGCCGCCTTCCGTTACGTCATCCTGGTTGATACCGAAATAGTCATTGTCATATTGAAGCAGGATCAGTCGTCCGGTCTTTCCGGACAGGTCGGCAACGGCGCAACGGTTATGTTGCGAATCCACCGTAGCGGCATACTCTGCCGACTCACCGATTTCAGGAGCTACGAAGATACGGAAGGTACCGGTACTGCCACCTATGGCGTACAGGTATAGTTTGTCAAGCAGGCAAGGTACATGCAGGTCTATAACGAGGCGGTAAGGGTTGAAGTTATTATTGAACTGGAGCTGCCATTTGGTGGAGTAGCTCCAGTTGTTAATGTCCGGATATCCGGTATCGAGAAACACGTCCTTGCCCTTTTCGTCAACGGCGTTGTCTATCAGGCAGGGATTGCCGGAACTGTCCACGACCGTGTCATGGGTACGGGGCGAAAGCATGCGGGCATCCAGATCGATGCGGTAATATCCTTCTTCATCAGCGTCCACGCCACGGGTACGGCAGTAGGCCGGGTCACTGGCTACAGAAGTGTAACGGATACCGTAGTTTACCTTGATACTCTTCAGATAGATGTAATATTCGTTGCCGGCATCCAGTCCGGTAAGGCTGAAACGCTGTTCCTGCGGGTAAGACTCAGGAGCGGGAAGACCGGTGACTTTCTTCATGCCGGCCCAGACTATCGGATCGTCAGCGTCTACGGGGGTATTGGAGTAGCGCATGTCGTACTCCGTGGCCTTATCGTAGATATTGTTTGCCCAGGGAGCTGACCATTGCAATACACAGACGGAGTTGTCATAATAGACCGTCTGGAAGTCTTCGATACGCTGCGGGGTCGGGAACTGCACGTCACCCAGTACCGTGTTACTGTGTATGTAGACCGTATCGCCCAGACGGTTATAAGTCAAAAGCGCGATGGTATCGGCGTTCAACGGGAGGTCTACCGTACCCCTGATACCCTCGGGCAGGGAGATTTGTTTGAAACCTGTCTGAAAAACAAGGATCTTGCCGGTACTGCCGTCTTTCGTGTTGTTAACAGAAAGGTTAAAGATACGGTTGTCTCCGGACAAGGTCACCTTAGCGTAAGGGGTTTTAGCGTGATCAATCATAATATGTCCATCCACCGGAAGGACTTCGGTAAACTGTTCAAGCGAGAAGGTACGGAGCACGTCAATGTTCAGGGGTTCAAATTTGTCTCCTGTCCATGTGTACAGGGTGTCTCCCACTTTAAACAGGCCGTTACGGTCAGGCCCGTTGGGGTAAGCGGCTTGGAGGGCTGATAAGGTCGGGTAGTTACCCAGGATCACGAACTCGAGGCTATCGCCTTTGTCTCCGTTTTTTCCCTTCAATAGAGATACAGGAGCGGACACGGTACGGATGATGCCGCCTTTCTGCTCAACGGCCGGAAGGGTATACAAGCCATCAATGGATTCCGCTACAGGAAGCCGGTTCACCTGAATGGCGTCGCTCTTGATAATAGGTGCGACCAAGGCGGCGATACGCCGCAGGTCGTTATCGGTAATGTCGTCAAATAGTCCCATATAATTATTTTACTTTTAATATACCGTTTTCTACGTAAATACTGTTTGGAAGTGCGTTGTCCTTGGTTGGCCAACTGTTACTTGAAATATTTGTGATATAGTCGGAAACGGTGCCACCGGTCATTAAAGGATAAAGACCGACACTAAGTGTCTTCCAATTATTTCCGATCAGTCTATTAACTTCGACACCTCTTTCCGAGAGATTCACTACACCACCATCCGAAAGCATCAGTCCGATACTATGCGCACCTATGACAGCTTTACCTACTTCCTTATTACTGCGATAACTGATTAACTGAAGGTATCCCTGACTATAATCATAGCCCTCTTCATCAAAGAAATAGAGTTCCGCTACCTTTTCTTCTCCCTGATTATACATGACTATTGCGTTTTTCGCAGGATCGATCTCGATGCGCTTGCCGGCAAGAGAAGTAACCACTTTGTTTGAGAAGACTTTGTTTGCGAGCAGGGTATCAACGTCAATCAATTCCAGGTTCAGGTATCCGCCGATCATAATCGCTTTGCCGTTAGTCGCGGCGTTCTCGACCAACTGCGAGTAATTATTATAACCCAATTGCCGGGCGACATCATCTTTGGCGGTCATGCTGGCATTGCCGAATGCCTGGTTATAGGCGGTCTGGAAATCGGCACTGAAGCTTTCAAAGGTGACAAGGCCCTTGAGGTTGATGTGCGAACCGTCCAGGAAGATGCCTTCGGGGGTTACATTGAACAAGGACAGGGCCTTGGTGCCGTCCGGCCATTGGGCGGACGCCCATATTTTCGTACCGTCCTGCGTTGTCAGCCAACCGCTTTCCCGGATAGTCTTGTTGATATTATCAATGGCTTTCACAGCGGCTGTGATACTACTGGAGGTCTGTTCGAATTTGCTGGATACCTCTTTCCTGAAATCGTCCAACGGGCGGTTGGTCAGTGTCAGCAGGTTGATGTAGATATCACCGGTGAACCGGAGCAGGAAATCACCGCTACCGTCCCAGTCACCGGAAAATTCAAAAATACGGAACTGGCGGTTGATGGCGATGGGGGCTGCCTTGTACAACTCTTGTCCCTCAAAGCCGCATGTGAGCGTACCGGAACCTTCACAGATATAACGGAAAGAGACGTAGAACTTGCCGGACTTCTCAGGATGATCCAAATCACTGTTCAACTGCTTTACAAAACTGTTTTTGATCCGGAGCATGAACTTATCGCCGTGATTCACCACCTCAGCGATCTTGGTCGCATCAGCGTAATATTCTGAATTAACAACCAGAGGCTGCTCAGCTGTCAGAACTTGCAGATCGGATTCGCGTTGCCAGTTCTCTAAGTTCAGTGAGAAAGAGGCGTTACGAAGATAGTTATCTTCATCGTTGATCCAGTACTCTACATTTTGAATCTCTGTCTTGATAAGGTTCTCCAATACCTTTAGCTGTGTGGCGATACTGATACCTGTCTCTAACACGAAATCACCGACGTAGCGGTTACCCGAAGGGGATTCGACGGTGACTTCTTTACCTTCCAGGGAGTAAGAGTCAATCCCGGCATACTGTTTCGAACTTGGGGCGTCATCACCGTAAGAAGACAGTATGATGGCGTTCATCCGGCTACGGTCATTGCGGTTACCTAACTGGCAGATGTCATCACCGGCCTCCGGCGCGTCGCTGTTAGTATCGCAATCCGTTTTAGACAAATCGATGTAATCATCACCGATGGCAGTGACCAGGCGCCAGTAATGGCGATTGCCAACGTTTTCATGCACCCCGGGCTCAATATTGAACTCACGGATCGTTGCCTGGTCACCGGCCACAAACTCGTTATGAATAGTACGGTCACCGTCCGTCTTTTTGAAATAACAGCGATAGACGTCAGCTAACTCCTCCACTTTGATACATTTCATGCTTGCCGGAGTCAGGATATAGTTGCCGCCAACATGACGTAAGGTAGCAATTATAAGTTCCGTGAAATAGGCTTTTATGCGGACGAAGAGTTCATCTACCTCTATGTAGGACTTACCCGTAATAGGATCAATCTTGACACAGGCACCGGAACCTAAAGGGCCTTCGGAGAAATTGCCGAACAAGGCACCAGCAAACATGGTCAACAGATAATTGGTGCTATCATTTTGATCTTTGCGAAGAAACATCTTTAAAGAACGGAGTGCGGAGTACACATTGCTATCCGTTGCGGGTGTAGAATCATTTCTTCTGATTACATACACACCGCTACCACCTCCACCTGTATAGGCCTGTCCGGCAAGCGTAATATTCTCTATCTTTTCTTCCAACTCACCAATGCGTGAGTATGCTGCCGTTTCACCAACCGTATAGACAGGTGAATCAAACGGATAGTCAAGGTTAAACTCAAACCCAATAATTCTTGACTGTCTTCCGTTTTCGAAGTAGGCTTTGTTTATGAGGTTTACCTTTTGACCTATACCATAGAGATTATGAATACTATCTTCCCTGTATGCGTCATCGGACATCATCTTACAGTTGTAAGTATTGGGGTCTATCTTAGATTTGGCAACGTACTTTTCTGTCTCGGCCTTCAATTCCTGCTCGGCAGACGATACAAGCCCTAATTCGGTTATCTTTGTGCTGTCCCAACCTGACAATACATAAGTGCCTCCATTTTCAGGAACAAGCACACCATCAGGCAACGGTCTGCCGTAGTCCTCGTTACGTACAATCTCCCAAAGCTGTTCATCCTTGCCATCGGGGTCAAAGGTAACAGCGAACATCATACCGTTTAATTTTCCCGATTGGAAGGTAATTTTCAGTTCCTCACTGGGAAGAACATAATCCTTCGAGAAAGTGATACCTGTGTCCTTGAAACGGTAGGCGTTCCATTTCTTTTCGGTAATCGTTCCATCAGCATTCTCGATGGTTTCGGTGTACTCTTTAGTGGTAATGTCCGACATCGTTCCAACTCTCCGTGGATAGACCTCATCGAAGATAACAACCTGTTCGATGGCTTCCTCGGTAGTCATATTAGGGTATGCGTCAATGTATGGAGTACCGGCAGGGAGCATTAATCGTCTTTGTACCACACCATTCACAACTACTGATTCATCCACCGGACGGTAGTTAGTGGGAATATTCCTTGTAGAGCCAAAAGCATAGATACGGGTAGAGTAGGTTGACTGGGATTCGGAACGTGTCATTTCGACCACGTTCTTTGCTATCTCAAAGTCAACAGCCGTGCCAAACTCACATCTGCCGAAATGGATGATATTCTCTGTAACCCAACATTCGCAATCCCATTTTTTTGCCATTTCAAAGCAAGCGTCAAGAATGTTAATGTTGTCGTAAGACATCAACTGAGCTTTATTTTCAACCGTACTGTCAATGGAAAACTCAAAATCCTGCCCTTTATATACGTAACCAAGAGCTTTCAAATTTCTCAGGACTATACCAACTTGAACATCCAGTGGAGCGGTCAGGTTCCAAGACGCTTCCTGTCCGGCTGTCTCTGGGGTGTATTTGAAAATTTTGTTTTTCCATTTCCAGTAATAAGCGTCCAAACGAAGTTCGTAATCATAACTTGCCGTTATTGCATTGTAAGCGGGTTTCTGTATGTCACATATCTCGAACACTCCCAAATGTCCATCATCTATGTAATCACCAAGCTTGAAAAAAATCGGTTCATCCCAATTGAACTTCACAGTAACATAGTCTTCCTTCATTAAAAGGAATTTTCGTTTCGAGCCTTCATTTACAATAGTAGAAAAGCGAATACTGCCAGATATGTCTTTGATGTCTACTCTTTCCATAACACATCAAAGGTCGGAGATAAAAAAAAGAAGCCCTAAAAATTCGGGCTTCCTGTTGTGACATCAGAAATAAGGTCACAAATTAGGTTCTATTTGCTGGATTAGGCTCGCATACTTTCATTGCAATTTTTGAGAAAGTCCGATCTAAACTCATAGCGTATGATACTGCATTTTTGTAATACACATGATAAATATCGCTGCCGAGTATCGGTACTTGGATACTAACCAAACCTGAAGACATTTCTCCCATAAACGCCTTGTAATTAGCTATATAATCACTTTGCGTATACCCTTGAATCGTAAATGTAAGGGTCATATCCCTTTCATCTGCTTTTTTATTACTTAAATTGATGTTTTTACCATTTTCCAGACGACTTTTATTCTCAATATAATCCTTTACCGGCGGTGGCATTAAAAGTACATTTAAAAAGTTATCTCCCATGTTCACCCCCCAGATATCAAAGGCATCTTTTCCATTTATTAATAATTCTCCACTCATAGTTATAATGCTTTTTTAATGTTATCATTTATACTGTCTATTTTTTTATTCATTACAGGGGTATTTTTAGCCATTTTAGATACACCTTCTACAACATCATTAAATTTTTCAATCTGATTTGTACGTAGTTCATCAACTATCCCTTTCAGACTTGATACATCAGAAGCCAAAGACTCTATCTTGTCAGTTGGAAAATTAATCGTTATCTGCGACTGATAGCCACTTGCGATACTTTCTCTCGTTTGTCCTGCAATATCAGGTACATTAGCCATTAATCTTGGAATATCTTCATTTGTCAAGTCAAGTAATGACATCTTTTCGTTGATTGATGAAAGCAAACCCGTTTGCTCTATTGCTTGATTCTTGATCTCTTCCCCAGCTATCTGCAAAGCCGTGAAACGTCCTTTTAGTTCTTCTCCTGTATCTTGAGACATTGCTTGAAATCCTCGTGAGGTGGATGACTGGGAAGAAGATTCAGATTGTTTTAAATCAATACCGGCATTTTGCAAATAACCATTTACCTGCTCCATAATATTTTGCAAGGTGGGTATATTCTGTTCATAGTTATCTACAAGCCCATTGGTTCTCTCCGCAACCTTCTTCATTAATTCAGCCTCATTGATAGCTCCTTTCGCATATTCCTCATACAATGCAGCTATATCATCGCTAAAAGTACCTACAACCTTTTCAAGCACAATGGTGCGCATCATGTCCGAAACAATATTCCGGAAAGTATCAGAAGCATAATCTTTGAAGCTATCCAAAGCATCCTTTCCATTATCAAACCAATCCCAAAGGCTATCGACGAAGTTATCTACTAATGGTTCATACAAGGAGCTTACATATTCATGTAGTTGCTCTATATACTCATCATACTGCTCTCGAAGTTTGATTAAAGACTCAAGAGTTTCTTTAGTTTGCCCTACAAGCTTGTTCCCATAATTATCAATGAGGGATTGTGCTAATTCCTTATTCAATAAGCCTTCATCATCAAATAAATCACCAAGTCCTTGTTTTTTTGCCCACGTTACAAGGTCCTCTGTTTTCTGCGATTTACCACCGATACCAGTGCCAAGAAAGCCTTTACTTTTTTTTCTTGTCTCGATACGGAGGTTATTAATTGCTGCTGTTTGTCCTTTATCGTAGTCGCCCTGTCCCCAGATATTTTTCCATTTATCCCACCATGATAAAGCGGACAAATTACCCATAACCCAATTAAATGCTCCCGTAAGCCAACCACCGCCACTCTGATTTTGATATACTGCTTGCGATTCCATTGCTTTATCAGCATAAGCCTTGGCAACTTCATCATGTAATGCTTTATAGTCCCGAAGATTTCTCAGATTGTCTTTCGAGAACCAGTTAGCTTCTGCTTGCTGTGCTTCCAGTGCGGCAACGCGGTATTCATTGACAGCATCAGTGAGTGCATTAATCTCTTTAACTTTTTCTGCGTATTCCTCGTATTGTTTGAATGCCTTGTTATTACCAAGCTCGCTTATCTTTTGCAACAATTGAATTGCAGTGGAAATTATACCAAGAATAACAGAGGCTTTTTCAACCGCTGATATTGCATTTGCCCCTGTTTGAGCAACCTTGCTTATTCCATCAATCGTACCGGTAGCAAATAAAGCAACATCGCCCATCAAAGAAATAATTTCTCCGGCTTGTCCTCCGATTGCATCACCTATCCCTTTTATAGCATCTGCAAGTTCATCAACTTTTTCTCTTGCCGTCTTTTCGGCTTTAATGAAGTTATTATTTGCCTTCTGTGATTTATCTTTGGCTGCATTATACTTTGCGAGGGCTTCGGTAGCGGTCAGATAGGTATTCTCAATCTTTATCTTACCATCAGCACCGAGCGATATGCTTTTTACTCCGGTTACTATTTTAGCACCTCTATTCACCGCATCCAGTTGCTTTTTTGCTTCTGCCAATTCCTTTTCAGCTTCAGCAAGTTCCTTCTGGCGGTCCGCTAATGCCTGAAACGGATTACGACTATCCAACTCATCCATGATTTCCTGAATGGTAGTGGTGTATTCGCGTAAATCTTCCGGATTTAGGGTTTCAGCAGCCGTTTGTTTGGCATTTTCTAACTGTTCAAGTAAGGAACTAAGTGTTTCAGAAGAAGTGTTTTTTAAATCCTCAAAAGCACGGACGTATTCAGGTGACTTCTTAAGTACATCGAAATCGTGGGACATCAGTTCTTTCCCTTTGTCGACTGTAGCCTTAGCGATGGAGCGGTCAATCTTGGCTACTTCATTTGTATCACCTTTCTCTACTGCTTTTTTGCGAGCTTCCTGTAATACGGCAATATCATCATTGAATTTCTTTTCAATAGCAAGGCGTTCATCTGTATAAGACTGGTATTTATAGGCTAAATTGCTGTATGTTTTCTCATTATCGGCAATAGCGGCTTTATACAGTTCATCGAAATACTTCTGTTCATCATCAGATAGCTTGATACCAGTTACGTCGAATGACTTACCCTTGTTTTTCGGGTCAGCTTCCCACACAGAACGGGCATTCTCAATCTTCTTGCGCAAAGCATCCTCTTTCTGCCGGTCGATAGCTTGCATTTCTTTCTCAAAGTTGAGTTCCATTTCGGCTATTGTTTTGGCAGAACCTTCATCCATTGCTTTTATTCGGGCTTCGTCAACTTTCATCTGCAAGTCTTCGACAGAGCGTTTCTGCTCCAAAGCCTGTTTGTCAAGAAGAACATTGTATTTGTCTGTCTGTTTGCGGAGCTTCTCGGCTTGGCTCTCTTGCTTGGTTAACGAACTACCGGTAATACCACCTAAATCTTTGTATTTTTTTTCAGCAGTTTCCTTACGTTTTTTAGCCTCCTCGTATTGTTTTGAAGTAAACTTGGATTTGTCCTTTTCTATTTCAGAAAGTTTCTTTTTAGCGTCTTCCCAAGCCTTCTTGGCTGCTTCGAAATCCTCTTGATAAGTTGAGATTTTACGTGACTTCAACTCCGATTCAAGTATATCTATTCTATTTTGTAATTCAGATTCAGTAGTCGCACCTTTCAGAGAGCCAACACCCACATTCAAAGAATACCACTTATTATTTTTCCTTGCTTGTTGAAGGCGTTTCATTTCATCCAGTTCTACCTTTAGCTGAACATCAGTATTTTTCTTTAAATCAAGTTGCCATTGAGCGAGTTCATCAGAACGGACTTCTTTTTGATAATTTCTGAGGACATTTCTTTCTTCATCCAATTTTGATTTCAAAGTAGATAAAGTTTCATTCTTATATTTATCAGCAAGCTGCTTTTCTGATTCATTCAAACTATTTTTATGAAAATTCGGGTCTTCTCCAAACCTTTTCCATAATCCGATAACTTGTTCGTACTCGCTAATTAATTTTTGAGAGTTGCTGTAATTGGATTTATTTTCTTTTACCTTTTCTTTACCAGTCTCCTCATTGTATTCTTTCCATAAAGCTATTAAATCCTTAATATGACCTTTTTCATCTATATATTTTTGAAATAGAGCTGGGTATTCATCTTTTATAGCTTTCATAGCCTTGACTCTATCCATAGAAGAAGTATATTCGTTTTGAATAGCGGAAACCAGTTCTTCAAGTCTTTGTTTATGCTCTTGCTCTTTTTTTACAGACTGTTCCTTTTGTTCGTCAAATCTTTTTTGAGCTTTCTCGGCAGCAGACGTATGGTCTGCAAGAATCCACATAGCAGCAGAAGCACCCACAATTAAAGTAGTAACTAAGACATACGGATTAGCAAGCATTGTTTTATTTAATAATGCCTGTTGCACAGTCATAGCTTTAGTTGCTGCAATATTTTTTACTGTTGCTGCAAATTGTAATTCTTTAGTGGCTATATCATAAACGCCATAGGTTTTAGAAATTGCATAGTAAGCAATAGTTGCAGCACGGTATGCGCCATAAGTACTGATTAACCCAATTAAGATACGCCCAATTTCTTCATAGTGTTCTACAGCTATTGTAGCCATAGAAATGGTTTTAGATGAGAGGCTTTGAGTGTCTTCTCCTATTGAATTTAACATCCCATCCCACGCATCACCAAGATTACTAATTTGCCCAGATAAAGTTTCAGATTGTTTCTGCATTAAATTGTAAAACCGCCCCCCTTCATCAGTCATTTTCTTAATAACTTTCTCTACTTCCGGGAAACCTATCTGCCCCGCAGTCACCATCTTGTTTATTTCTTGTTCAGTTTTACCAAGCATGGATGCGAGTTCCTTTACAAGAGGAATACCACGCCCCATGAACTGACGAACATCTTGAGTGAATAAACGCCCTTGCGTCTGAGTTGTTCCGTAGAGGTAAACCATATCGCCCAAAGGAATAGATAACCCAGATGCAATATTTCCAAGACGTACAAGAGTGTCATTTACATTCTCGGCAGATGTACCATAAGCCAATAATTGTTTTGCTCCATCCGCAACTCCTTGAAGGTCAAAAGGTGTTTTGGCGGCAGTTTGTACCATTTGAGACATCAAAGTTTCCGCCTTTGCTTTGCTTCCAAGCATGGTCTCAAACGCTACTTGTGTTTTCTGGAACTCTCCACGAACTCGGATTACGTCAGATGCAAATCTCTGTAAGGTTGCCAATCCACCTATTTTCAACAACGCACCTTCAAATCTATTCATTACAAGATTAGCTTCCGCCTGTGCACCGGAAACTTTGCCTACAACTTTTTCGTAGTTTCGTGTTTCATCAGACAAGCTTTTTACCGATAGTTTCGCACGTTCCTGCTCTGCTCGTAAAGCATTTAATGTGATAAGTTCTTGTTCAAGTTCTTTTGTTTTAGAGGTCTTTTGAGTTAGAATTTCTGCTTTCTTGTCCTTATCCGCATTTCTATACTCAGCATTTAGTATGCGAACTTCCGACTGTAAATTGGCAACAATATTTTTTTGTTCAATAAGTTTTGCAGTAACCCCATCTGTAACCTTTTGGGCTTTCTCCAGTGTAGCAACCAAATCGTCATAGGCTTTTCCAAATTTGTTACTCAAATTTACGGTTTCATGCACTAAAGATTCTTGGTCTTTTTTTGCTTGAGCATATTCTTTTTCCAATGATAATGTTGCCTTAGGATTGGATATTGGATTAATACTAAGAAGCTCTTTTTTAATATTCGCAATCTGCTCCTTTTTCTTCTCAAGTTCCGTTTTCAATCTATCAAACTCTCTTAACCAATGGTCAAAACTAAAGTTTTCACCTTTGATACGAACCATCGTTTTCTCAATCTGTTCAATCTCTGTTCTGAACTTTTTCACAGGGGAAGTGTCAACATCAACACGAAATACTAATTTAGGCATATATTCTAATTTTAAATAAGTTAATACTCAAAGTTACGACACATCCAAGTTTTAATCTGACTTTTTTAAGTAAAATACGCAACATAAAACGAGATGTCACGAAATAACTGTGAAGGTAGATATTGATATCCTATATAGCTATTTCTAAGATAGCAAATGCACGACATTAGAATAATTGTCGTAAAATAATTGGGAGTGATTGGATTTCTTGGTAGTTTTGCGTATTGTTTAACTAAAAATATATTATTATGGAAGGTATGTTCAACTTTGTAGGAATTATTATTATTGTGTTTGGTGTTCTCCAAATTATCTTATTTTTTAAAATATGGGGAATGACTGATGATATTAGATCCATCAAAAATAAATACATAAATAATATAGTAGAATCAACTATTTCGACTTCATCTAACAGGCTTCAATATAGAGTCGGTGACTTAGTTGTGAGCGTAAAAAATGACAAGCAAATGCGAATAAAAGAAATAAAAGATGAAAAATACAGTTGCTATTCAAATAATGGCATGACTTATGAAGGAGATTTTTTTGAATCTGAAATAAGACTTTTTAATTCACTTTCAAGTATCTAAAATAAAGGGTGATTGTGATTACTCACCCTTCCAATTTCTTCCTTATTAGTTCAATTGCATCACATAGTTGCTCAACTCTCACATTATCAATCTCTGTTTGAGCAAGCTCTTGTCCTACTTCAAGGGCTTTCTCTTCATCACCACCAAAAACGGCAGTCAGAATGAAGAGAATGGCATCGCCAATATCCGTTTTACCTTCTGAATCCGGGTCCGGTATTGTTAGCCCTTTGATTTTCTCCGTAAGTATTGCTAATGTACTTGGAGGTATTATTCCTAAGAAGAATGACCTATTGCCAATATAAACTTTATCCATGATTTTTTTGTTTTAAAGATACAAATTTATTTGAAGATACACAATAGCGCACCCCAACTTAATGAGGTGCGCATTATATTTCAAGCAATCTGTCTCAACTGCAACAATACAAGCAACTCTAAAAATTTATCTTCATAATAAAGCGGTTGAGTGCTTTTAGGGTTATTCGGATTAACTTGGTTCTCACCAAAACTCAGCCCCTCGCCTATTATTGACTTGAATTTCTTAGTACCGCCATTACTTGAATTGCGGGTCACTTCAACCATATAGCCTTTCTCAATCATTTTCTGATTAAATACTTGTGCGCTGATTGCACATTCATTTTCTTTCAGAAGTTCGCCAGCTGATTTCAGAATACCTTTTGATGGTGTATAATCGGGTGTAGGAAGCCCTAAAGGTTCTGCGATAGTTTTAGCTAAAGCCAGTTTGCTGCTTTCATTGAGATTAAGAAAGCCAGTTAACCAATCGGCTACAACTATTTTGTCTTTGATGGTAGCTTGCTTTATTTGCTTCACTATCTCAGGTACTTTGTGAAACACCTTACGATACACTTCAAAAACAGAACGCACCTTCTTTACGATAAAGTATTCGAGACATGATACCGTTAAGCAATAATCAAACTTATTGCTACCCACTTCGGTTTTTACCGAAGTGCAAATAAAATCTTCATTTTCAATAAAGTCTTTCTTTAAAGCATCTACGGCATAGTCCCTTCTATTATATACCAACATCCAAACTTCATCCAGATTAACCGGATATTTTTCACTCGCTTTCGCTAACTTTAAAATAGCATTGAAATACATCTTTATTTCTTCGCTTGAACTTGATTTTGTTAATTGATTCATAATTCTTATATTTGCAACAGTTAAACATTATCCCCATTGGCGGCTCGGACTTTACCGCCTTTGGGGATTTTCTTTGTCCGATTTTGTAGCAAGCGAGGATTCGAACCTCTTCACGCCTTACCGACTTGCTGAACCCTCTTTCATACCTTATCTACGCTTAGAATCATATAAAAGAGAAAGCCCCATTCTTTCACTATCAAAATGTGGCTGCCTGATAGTTACTCGAATAGAGCTTTTAAAATATCTATGTTACGTCTGGCAGCCACGCGAGACGCTTCGTTGTTTTCTTGTTGCAAATCTGAGCATTATTTTTGTGTTACCAAAATATTGATTTTCAACCAATTCAAGCATTTCTAAATAAATTTGCTATGCTTGCAAAGCGAATATCTAATTTGTGTTTATTTAACAGAGAGGCAGCCCCCTAAAATCGTGCGAAGGCTGCCTTTTGATAATCGTGTGGAAAATCATACAGTAAGCATATCAATACACGCAGCATGATGATTCACGCCCTTATAATGCTGAGAGAACTCTCTAAATTGATCTAACAGCCCCATCTGTATGATAAAAGAATATAATTCATTCTTAGCTTCTTTCTCAATATCAAACCGCTTTTGTACTTCACTTAAAAAGTCGCTGAATACTGGTGTTGAATGTGTATTTGAACATTCAATCTCAACTGGTGTCATATTTTTCTTTTTCATAATCGTTATATTTTATGTGTTAGTACTCTACAAATCGCTTTATAAATTTGTGTTTTCTCAAATCTATTCAGGATTGATGCTTTTTCAGCCCCGAAAGTCAATTCACCATTTTTGAACTGATATACGTTAATTCGACCACCGACTGTATTATGTTGGTAGATTCTCACTTCGCTGGTTTCGGCTATTAATGTTATCATAGCTTCTATTTTTATGTGTTTTGTACCTTAATAGAAAAATCTCTCACCGTTCTTTCCGAACAGCCTGTAACCGATGTACAGGCTGCTGAATAGGATTATTACCTCTATCATGCGTCTTTGAATAAAGAGTGAAGAAAAGCCCTACCTACCTCAGTCCAGACAGTATATGTGTTCGTGCCTATACTGCCATCATTACGGGTGAAGCTCTCTGTTTTGGTCTTTGTATAGCCTTTACCGCTATATTTGGTGTATAGTAGCCATTGACCGGACTGTTTATACTGAACACCCATATCTTTGAGCTTCTTGTTAAGGGCTTCGCCAGAGGTGAAACCTAGCTCTTTGGCTAATTGAGTGACAGTATAGGTGTTTACAGAGCGAAGAACATCATCCACATACTTTATTTTCGGGGCGGCTTCTTTCAGTTGTTCACTTTGTAGTAGGTTCTGTTGCTCTAAGCGTTCTTTCTCTGCTTTGGCGGTCTCTAATCGCTTCCTGAGCACTTGCATAGCATAGGCGATGGCTTCGTCGTCATTGGAAACGGTGGTGACGCCAGTCTTTAATAACTCTTTGATACGGTCATTTACCCATAAGCGAAAATCAACCGAAAGCCATTGAGCAAAGTCTATAGCAACATCTTCGTGCATCCAAGTACCGGGATTCAGTCCGCCACGTTCAGTTATAACTAATTGATTTTCAGCAATACCAGATTTTCTTGTAATGGCACTAATTAGCTGATTTGTAGAAGGTAACACCAAATAATCATTTGGACGTTTGCCGAACGGCTTTGCCATCTGAGTGGCATTTATTAGCACGTTTTCGCCACTCATAAAAGAAATTTCGCTACCTTTGTAGCTGTAAATAACTGGAGTATTCATATAATTGAGTTGTTTATGGTGTGCAGGCGGTGCGAACGTCTGCACACATTGTTTATACTATGCTATTGATAAAAGATTAGCCTTCTTGAATGACCTATATTCACTCTTCTCTGTATCGAAGTAGGTAAATAGCGTGTCATTAGGCTTTCTACCACTCTCTTTTGTATCGGGCAGTAACTTTTCTTGTAAACTACCAAACGCTTCTCTAACTTCGCCTGAAACCTTACGATAGTAAAACCTTACTATCTTATTCTTCATTGCCTGTTTGAGCTTGTAATTAGCCCAAGCGACCTTCATAGCCTCACTCATGGTGTAGCCGTTCTTTCTCACGAATTGCCAAGCAAGATTTAAAATCTCTCTTAATGCGTTTTTTAATGATGTTGCCATAATACTTATTATTTTATGTGTTAGTATTCTATTTTATCTTATGTGATAATTTTATAACGCAAATATATCACATAAAGCAAACATAAACCAAATAAAAGAATAGTTATTTTTATCCCAAATGATATTTTTAACAATTAATCATATCATATATAGCAATTATTGGATTTTATATGTATATTTGCATCATCATAATTAATATATCATATATGAAATATAGAATTAAGGAGCTTTGCAAGGAAAAAGGCATTACATTGGAGTCTTTAGCCTTAGGAATTGGAACATCTCAAGCAAGTATTAGCCGAATCATTACGGGTAATGGAAATCCTACAATGGACAGTTTAGAAAGAATAGCTAAATTTCTCAATGTTGAAGTACCTGAATTATTCGTCAATGACGGTGTGATGGGATTTATTAAAGCTAAAGGACAATTATTTGAAATAAATTCAATATCGGATATTGAAACTACATTAGAGACAATAAAACTATTGTAACTGTTTGCCCCATTTTCGGTACTAAATTCAAATTAAAGTAAAAAGAGGACTAAAAGCGGATGAATTTGAGTACAAAGGAGTAGTTTACACAATAAAATCACGTTCTGACTTAGAAAATCTTCTGAAAATGGTTGATTAGTTAAATAATGTTTCTATTTTTGTAGTAGTATAAACTATAAAAAACTACACACGATTATGAAAAACATACTATTTTTACTTGTTTTGATTTTATTCTGTGGCTGCGATGAGCTAAATAAGTCTATTTTTGAACCATTAGCACTAAAGGAAATTGATGCAGAAATCAAAAAAGATTCATTATTTAGCTTGTTCTATGAACGAGTTCAAGCCATTAACGAAAATACGCTTAATACTGATTCTAAAAGGGCTAAATATGCTGATTTGACATATAGAAGAGCTTATGATTTATTCTCTTTTCAAGACACTGTTTTATATAAAAAATTATCAAATGAATGGAATAATAAATATGCTAACTATTCTGCCAAAGCTGATTCTATAATAAATTATTGGAAGCAACTTAAAGAAGAAAATTCATTAGACAAGTATGTAAAGGTCGAAATAGCTAGTATATCAACAAATTACTATTCTTTCGGCGGAATAGATGATGTTACTATAGGTTTTAAATTAACACCATTAAAAGAACCAATAGAGCAATTGCGTTTTGGATATTCCATATACAACCTAAAATCAATCAAGATGATAATAGTAGCCTTTATTCCTCTATTTTAGATAAATCATGGTGCTTATCAACTTCTCCATTCTCAAAGCCTGTTGTTAGATATTGGGAGGTGGGATATAGCAATGAAAAAAAATTAGCAGGAGAAACGGTTGAAACCTTATTGCGAGATTATAATGTTAATATTGAAATTGACAAAGTTAGGATAAAAGGTGAAAATTTTAGTGCTGACGATGTTAAACTTCCTCATAGTGTAGAAATGTATTTAGAGTTTGGAGGTTTCTATTATATAGATGATATTATTCAAGAGCATATCGACAATAATTATATACCAGAATATAAATACATCACAGATGGTATAAATAATCACTTAAAAGAAGAAGATGCATTGGCATTTGAATATTTAAATCTTCCTACAGAAAAGAAGAAAGAGGATATAGAATAAAAAGTTTCTATCACCTGCCCCAAGTGTGGTACTAAGTTTAAAATGGAGGAATAAAATATGGTAGATACAACAAAACACGACACAATAATCAATTGCTTGTTAGATAATTGGATTATAGCCATTCTTGTTATTTTAGCGGGAATAGTAATGGCTATTCCTCAGTTAAGAGACGGTGTTAAATTAATTACTGAGTGGTTTAAGTCTATGTTCCGGAAAGAGCCAACCAAAGAAATAGAACCACCTTCTTCTAATTACATACCTTGTACTGCTTGGTCAATATCAAAAGGAAGCCGAGTTCGTCCCATTGACGAGACTCTATTTCAGAAATATGGAATACTAACTGTAGATCAAATAAAAGGAGAATATGTCGCTTGTCTGTTTGGAGGCTATTCTGGGCTTGGTATACAAACATTTAAAATAAGTGAGCTAACACAAGATGGAATTTTTAATTAATCAAAAAGCAAGAATGCCTACCTTTTAACCACCAAACGCCCGTACCCATTTTACCAACCAGTACGAACGTTCAATAAAACAACTAATATTATGAATTGGATAGACACAAATACCCTTATTTCTATTTGTACTTGTGCAATCGGTTTAACACAGTTTATTTTATGGAAACATATTACTAAAGTCAAAGCTTATGAAGTTGAGAAAGGAAAAAACTTGGCAACTAAAGAAGATATAAGGGAAATTACTAAGAATATTAAATCTGTTGAAAGTAAATTCACAATATTAACAAATTTACATTCTGGAATATTATCTGAGGAGAGAAATGCAATTATTGAATTCAATGAAAAATATTCTTTATGGATTGGAAGTTACATGATTAATTGGAGACTAAATAGCAATAATAATAGTGATATAAATGAATTCTCAAGAATATTAGAAAAAAATCAAGAACTTTGCTACATCGCCCTATCTAAATTTAAACTCTTCATTGAAGACAAAGAATTAAATTACTTAGCACAAGAGTTAATCTTAAAAGCAGCACAATTAGAAGGATTAAGAAATATTATCGAAGAAATTGTTCCATTAAACATATTACTCAATTCTAATGAAGCACAAGAACAAAAAATCAAAGAAGAGATAATAAAAAGAAAAGTACATTACCTTAAATCTTATAATGACCAATATATATTGTTACATGGAGAAATACCAACAATCTTAAACGAGTTTCAACAGAAATGCAGAGGCAGGATCTATAAATTACTAAAATCTCAAGAATAGAACCAAACGCCCCATACAGTCATCATACGAAGTATGGGGAGTTTAAAACAAAGTTCTTCCTCCAAGTGTTGATAGTGATAGAGATGTAGATAATGATGCAAATCATCTTAATAATAGTGATAATGATGCTCTTAAAGGTTAAATTAAAGCCGTTGATGATGATTTTACTGTTGTTTGATGTTGTTAATTATAAAGTTATCACTATATTTGCATCGTCAAATAATTAAATATACAAAGATATGGCTATCTCAATTAAGAGTGTACCTACACTTACAGGTAAGATTGCTGAACATTTTGTAGAAAATACAAATAAAGCAATAGAGAAACGTGCTACTGTAAATTTCAGCAAGCAGGTTAAATCTTGTGCGTCCATACTTTCCAAAGCCAAAATTTAATCCAATATCGTGAATTTTCTTGAAAATGATTGTACTTTCTATGTACTAGATAAACAAACATTAGAGAGCTGTGGTAAGTTTTGTTGTGACCATGAAGATTTAGACGACTTTTTTAATAATGAATCTTTTTTATATAGTGATGAACTACTTGGTAAATCATATTGCTTTCGTTTAAATGATAATCCAGAGCAAATTGTGTGCGCATTCACTGTTTCAAATTCTAGTATTAGAATTTCTGACTTACCATCTAACAGAAAGGCTAAAATAAGAAGTAAAATACCTCACGAAAAACACTCTAATAGTTTTCCTGCTGTTCTTATTGGTCGTTTAGGAATTAATTCTGAATTCAAGGGTAAAAAAATAGGAAGTGCTTTAATGGATTTTATTAAAGCATGGTTTATTGACCCACATAATAAAACTGGATGTAGATTTATCATCGTGGACGCTTATAATGAAGAAATACCGCTAAGTTACTATACAAAGAATGGATTTCAATATATGTTTTCTTCAGAAAAACAGGAATCAGAATACACTCATAAAAATGCAAGTACTCCACTAAATACAAGATTGATGTATTTTGACCTTATAGTATTAAAGCCGGACTAACTATCCGGCTTTTTCTTTACCCCTTCCTTTTCACCATATCCTTACCAGATGTTTTCTTTACCCTTTCTCCATATACCATATGGAGCTTATCCATCTGCATTATTACCAGATTGCGATATGGAATCCTATACACCACCTCTTCATATCCTAAGTGTAACGAATCCATGAACGATGCAATCTGTCCGAGTAGGCAGTTATTTCCCGCTACTTCTGTTTCGCTGCCAGACTTGCTACGTTCTTCACTAAAGCTGACAGCTTCATAAAATTTTCAACCGAAATCAATGAGAAAGCAATGGATAATGCTTTCACATTTTCTTCAAATGTTCCCTTTGACAACTCTTCAAATAGTTCATCATTTCCATTAATAAACCAGGAAAGAGCGTGTGAGGCATTGGGAGTGTCTTTCATAGATAGAAATATGTCCTCTAAGTTCTCTATCTTTCCTACATTCGACAAATAGCTTGCTGCTCCGGCTATTTTATGAATAGTAGGAGGATAAATAATATACGATTTACCATTCACTACCACAACTTTAAAATCATTGCCTATTATGGCATCCGAAACAATTTTTGCACCTTGATTCATATATCTTAAATTAAAAAAAGAGTGAAGGCAGTAAACACCACTTCCACCCTTCCAATTAAACGATCTTATTACCTTATCCTTCCGGAACAACTACTTCCGATTCATCGAACCATTTCTCAGAAGCCAAACCATCCACACCGGTGGAAAGGGGAACGGCTGAAACAGCCAATCCGATAGCCTTGTCGGTATTAGAACCACGAGCATTGATAGCCGCTTTCGGGAACACCACATAGACACCATCTTTCGTTTTACCAATGACGCACTTATGGATAGTCTTATGCTTTCCTCTTTCCCAATTCTTTTCTGTGGCTTTACCACCTTGCAAATCTTCTTTAGTCTTGTAGTCATACTCACCAATAGTAAAGTTGATTTTCACTTCACCCGGTTCGGATGTTTCACGGTAATATTCGCCAGTTAAAGCATTTTTGTAACGAGTGACACTTGCTTCCGCTTCCTCGTACTGGAATGTATCACCATGTACATTTTGGACCTTTTTCGTTGCTGCATTTTTCAAGATTGCGGCAACCTCCGCACCCGACAATCCGGTAGCAGGAGTTGTAACCGTTTTAATAGGGTCTGCATAATACAGTTCGTCTATTTCTACTGCTGTTATCATATTATTTCACATTTAACACGTTAAACAAAATTCTCACATTTACATAATGACACTTCAAAGCTGTGTCCGCTTCTGTACCGATTGATTCGATAGAATATCGATAGGTTGTGCCGTCATAGGTGCTTACTACATCATCAAACCGTTTCATGGCTTCTCTTTCGAGTTCATTCAAACGGATGGTGTTGGCTCCATTCTCGCTTAAATCAGGAACACAAAGATTCACTTCCGCAAAAGACTTTCTCCAATAAGTCCCCGGCTGTTGTTTCTTCGCATGGATAACGATTCTTTCGGACTTCAATTCACCCGTCAGAGTTTTCCCGTTGGGTACTATGTCTATTCCGAAAGCCTTGCAGTCCCGGTAGAGGATGTTTCCTATGT